CTTTTGACCAAATGGCGGCAACGGCAGACTTCAAGGTTAACCGGTTCTTTGCTGCGATGAACGTGATCTCGAAAGAGGTGGGCGCTACGCTGGCAAGTATCTTGACTCCCGCGGCGGAAGGGGCGGCGAATGCCTTATCCCGGCTATTCAAAACGCAAAACCTGACCGACATTGAGCAGCAACAAAAGAAAATTAACGATCTGACAGAAAGTCTGGAAAAGATGCGCGGCAGAAATGCCGTTGTGCCTTTTGCTGATAATTTCATTTACAGCAAAAAAGACTTGGACGAAGCAGAGTCCCGAATTGATCAGGCTAAGGCGGATTTGCAAGAGTTGCTGCGCGTAAAAGAAGAGGCGGCAAAACCTATTGCACCACTAGAAGAGCAGAAGCTCACGCCCAACGATCCACCTAAAATAGCCACCGCCACAAAGGAAAAGCAAGCGGCCATTAGTGAGTCAGAACGATTCCTGAAAGCATTGAAAGAAGAAGCAATGCAGGCGGGAGTTACAGGTATTGCGCTGACCGAACTAAAAGCCGGTTACCTGGGCGTTGCGGACGCTGCCGCGCCTTATATCCAGAAGATGCGGGAAAGCGAAGCCGCGCTGACTGCCCAAAAAGACCTCAATGCGCAGTACGCGCGCGACATGGAAAAGGTCAAGCAGATAACCTTGGAAGTAGCCAGCGCGGAAGATGTGTTTATTGCGAGGCAGAACGAACTGAATCGATTGCTGAGTACCGGACAGCTTGGGCCAGACACATACTTCAAAGCACTGGAAAAAGCAGGTGACGATATGCGCAAGACCGTCCAAGGCGGGAACCAAGACTTTGAGCAACTGAAATTTGCTGTTCAAGGGTGGGGGCGTGCGGCTACGGATGCGCTGGTGGATTTTGCAGTGAGCGGTAAGGGTTCGTTTTCTGACTTTGCGGAATCGGTGCTAAAGGACATTCTGCGGATGTACGTACAAATGCAGTTGATTACGCCATTGCTGCAATCCTTACCCGGGTTGAACTTTGGTGGAGGCGGCGCGTCGGCTACCACGACGGCAGCCTCGAGCGTATTCTCGAACCTATTTAAAGGATTCAGAGCAAGTGGTGGGCCAACTTCACCAAACTCCCTGTACCAGGTCAACGAGCGCGGTACGCCGGAATTGTTCGCGTCAGGTGGCAAGCAATTCTTGCTGACCGGCAATCAGTCCGGGCAGGTCACACCTACCCAAGTAGGACGCGCAGGTGGCGGAATGGGTAACGTGGTTGTGAATCTGGTGGAAGCACCTGGAAAAGGTGGGCAGGTCTCGCAAAAACAAACAGCAAGCGGAATGGAAATTGACGTGATGGTGGATCAACTTGTGGCCAAGAAAACAAAAGAGCAAGGTAGCGCAACGAATAGAAGCTTGCGCCAGAATTTCGGTGTGACTGACAATCTGGTGCTGCGATGACGGTATCCGCTTGGCCTAGTGGGCTTCCTGAGGAGTTATTGCAATCTGGCTACAGTCAATCAAGCCCGGATACAGCGCTGAAAACAGAAATGGAAGTAGGGCCAGCGAAGATACGGAGACGATCCACGGCACAACCTTACCCGGTTAAAGGTACGTTGAAGTTGACTGAATCGGAACTTGGAACGCTGCGCACGTTCTATGAAACTACCCTTTTGGGTGGTTCGCTGAGGTTCTCACACAAAGACCCTGTATCGCTGACGGCCAAGGAACTTCGCTTCACTGCCCCACCTAGTTGGACAATGAGCAACGGCTTTTATGTGGTGCAGCTTGAATTCGAGATACTACCATGACGATATCCGCGAACTTCCGGGAGTCAGCCTATGCCTCCGAAACAGGCAGAGTACCTATTTTGCTGATAACTATCGACCATCCTGACATGCCGGAGCCGATCTACATTAGCACCGATCCGACCGAGCGCGTGCTGGAACTGGATGAGGTTGTACTTTATGGAACGGTATCGCGCGGGATAGATTTTATATTTATGCCGATGCGGTTCAAACTGCCCGATGATAGCGACGCAGGGCCGGGAACGATGCAGATAGAGCTTGACAATGTGGATCGAGCACTTACGCAGACTATCAGGGACATTCACACTCCGATCCCGTTTAAAGTCGAAATGGTGATGGACAACGCAAAGGATACAGTTGACCTGGTCTGGCCCGAATATGTTCTGGTCAATATCCAGTATAATGCTGCCACTATTTCGGGAACGCTGACACTGGACAATCTGGTTCGTGAGCCGTTCCCTGGGTTAATGTTCACGCCGGGAACAGCGAAGGGCGTATTTTTATGATAGGAAGAAAATTGTCAGGTTGGGCAAATAACTATGTTGGATTACCATTTAAAGCAGACGGAAGAACAAGAGAAGGAGTTGATTGCTACGGGCTTGTGTGTCTTGTTTACAAAGAACTGCACAATATTGAGCTTAATCCTTTTACGGGTGTTTTCGTAGAGCAAACGCCCGAGAAAATGATTGAAATAGCCAGGATCATGAACAAAGATAGGGATAACTGGCTTCGCGGGGATAAGCCGCAGACATTCGACATGATTCAGTTGCGAACAGGCCGCCACGCCTTTCATGTGGGTATCATGATCGATGGTAAACGAATGTTGCATGTCGAGGAAGGAATCGATTCTGTCATTGAGAGCATCCGCAGCCCATTGTGGGCAAACCGCATTGAATGGATTTATAGACACCCATGCCTAATGTAAGACTATCCCCTACTTATTTCATTAAGCCGAAACCGGTCGAGATTCCGCACGGGGCATCGCTTAACGAAATTTCCACTGCCATTTATGCTGATGTTGGGTTACCCAATATTTGCAGACAGAACGAAATGGTAATAGAGATTGATGGTGAATACATACCAAAGGCTGAGTGGGATCGGGTTCCGGGGGAGAAATCCTTAGTCAATGTGTACATGCCCACAAGGGGTGGAGGTAAGAGTCCGCTACGGATTATTTTGGGCATAGTTCTGGCAGTAGCAACCGTAGCAACGGGAGGAGCGGCATCCCCGCTACTTGCGGGCTATGGTGCAACTATCGCGGCGATTGGTGCGGGACTGGCTGTTGCTGCGGTATCAACTGCCGGAATGTTTTTGATAAATGCGATTGCGCCCATTCGCCCACCAGGTAGCAAATCAGGTCAAGCGAAAGATGCCCAAGTCTATTCGATATCAGGGGCAAGAAACCAGCTTTCACCCTACCAGCCTGTTCCCGTCGTACTAGGAACGCATCGATTCTTCCCACCACTTGGCGCAAAGCCCTACACCGAGCTTGTGGGCGAGGATGAGTACATCCGCATCCTGCTTGCCTGGGTTGGGCCGTGTAAGATTGAAGACATCAAGATCGGGGACACACCGTTAACCAGCTACCCTGGGTTTACTGAGGATGGGGGTTCATCTTATGAAGTGCGGGAAGGATGGGCAACGGATGACCCTATAACGCTGATACCAGGAACAGTCAATCAAACTCGCGTTGACGTGAAACTTGAAAATTCCACAGGATGGGTGGATAGAATCATGCCTGCCGGTTACGATGAGCTGAGTGTGGAGGTATCTTTCCCGCAAGGGCTGGTTCGATACAACAAATTAGGTAAGCGTAGGCCGGTGACTGTTCAGTACGGTATCCGATATCGTGTGGTTGGTGATGTGGATTGGACGTACCTCAGTGATGCTATCTCTTTTCCCGCAGCCTCTCGCGCCATAAGCACAATGGCTAATGGGGATTGGTTCGTCTCAGCTGCAATGAGCGGAGACATTGAACTGTCACAATCAAGTCTACCAAAGCCGGGAACTGTGGCCATTGCGAAATGGAATGTAAACTTTGGACTTGTATCCGGCCTGACGAACTTTTCAGGAACAGGTAAAACGGGGATGGTCGTTTCTGAGGTTGGTAGCAATATAGAAATGACGGCAGGAAGTGTTAAATTTCCTGAGAATCCCTTTATTATTACTGGTACAACTACATCATTAATTCGTAAGGCATTTTTTGGCAAAGTTGACAGAACGAAGTCCTACGAAGTAGGGTTGGCCCGGATCACGGCGGACAGCACAGACGAAAAAACCTCTGATGAAATT